CGACGCGAGAGCGTCAGGACAGCTTAAATCGGCAATTTGGATGAACAGTCCCCGATCGTAGGTTAGCGGTCCGACCGCACTGAGTGTCAAACGACTCTCGTTTCACGTATTACCTGATGCGCCGTTTCCCGTGGGCGTTATTCTAAAATGGAACAACGCGCAATGTTAAGTGCCTTTTCATCTAAGAAAGGATTCTTTATGTGTGTTCTTGACACAGTTCTTTTCATTTGTGAGAAGGCCTGTGAATGGAGGAGAACAGGGGATGTTTCATCCTTTATTCATACTTCTGATGAGTATGTACGCTGGTTGAAGGAAGCTGATAAGCTTCTCAACCTAGCACCATTTGTTGGCAATTTAGCCGCTCATGGTACATCTTATTTTAGCTTTTTGTCTAATCTTAAAGATGCTATTGAACGTGGTGAGGCATATGCCAAATTTACCAAATCAACAGCCGGTGTAGATTGCATAGTTATTAAGCGTAAGCTTTGTAGTTTGCAGTTACTTCAGAATACTGAAATTACACGACGTGCTGCCCAACAAGAACGTGCCCAACCTATGGGAGTCCTTGTTTATGGATCATCTAGTATTGCCAAATCGGCATTTACCAAGATGTTGTTTAATTACTATGGTTCATTGTTCGATTTAGATCGTGATGATCACTACAGATATGTCCGTAATCCTATGGATGAATACTGGAGTAATTTTGATTCCAGTAAATGGTGCATCCAATTGGATGACATTGCATTTATGCATCCGGCTAAATGTTCGGAAGTTGATTCTACATTGCAAGATTTGCTTAATGTAGTCAACAATGTACCCTATGTGCCGCCTCAGGCGGCCTTGGAAGACAAAGGCAAAACACCAGTCATGGCTAAATTGGTCGTGGCAACATCTAATTGTGTCACCTTAAATGCTCAGGAGTATTTTTGGTGTCCGTTGGCTGTGAGACGACGTTTACCCTTTGTAGTTAGTGTAAAGCCTAAGGCTGAATTTTTGCATGAAAATCAATTTTTCATTGATTCGGCAAAGATTCGCACAGAGGATGGTAAGTTCCCTGATTTATGGGATATTACTGTGTCGCAACTTGTGCCCGTTATTAGCGGGCGCAGGGAGGATGCAACTCTTAAGGAGATTGCTATCTTTTCAGACGTTAACAAGTTTCTCCAATTTTTTGGACAAGCTTGTTTGGCTCATGAAGCCAATCAAAAGAAGGCTATGGCCAAAGATGATGATATGTTAACCGTTCAGGTTTGCAAGATTTGTCTGGCACCATTGCCTCATGATGAGTGTGTTACACTCCAATATGGAGTGACAACATACTTTAAAGAATTCATCCTGTGGATTTTTTCTCTACTCATTCAGTGGAGATGGACTCTTTGGGCTCTTGAAAGTATGGCTTACTATCGTGTAACACGACAGTGTGCCTATGCTATAGTAAATTACATACCTAAGCAAGAAATTGCAATTAGTATGTTTGGTAAACTTGGCGAAACTATGAAAGATCCTAAGGCTAAGCGCCTTATTGCATGCGTATCAGTTATTGGTACGTGTTTTGCGACATATTATTATATGACTCGCACTAAGAAAGAGGATCCTATTAAGGAATCTGCTGGTAAAGCACAAGTACAAGGAAATTTCCATAGTACCTGTGAAGAACAATTGCAGAAAGAAGAAAAATCAAATGTTTGGTATACACCAACAGTTGAATTGACCACTTTCGATGTTCCAAAAAGCTCTACGAGCTTGGCTAACATCACGGAGGATGGCGTTCGTACCATGTTTGGACGGAATTGTGTTTTATTACACATCCGTGTTAAAGGTGAAAACGTGAAGCGTGTAATGCGTGGAGTGTTTATTCGTGGACACCAATGTGTCACGAATAAACATGCCTTTAAGAAAGAAGGTAATGAGTTCCAAATCACCGTTATTCAATCAAATGGATTGAATGGGGTCAACTCTAATATTACATTAGAATTGAAACGTGGTGATATTTCAGAGGCTAAAGATAAAGATCTTTGCCTATTTGAGGTTTCATGTCTACCTCCTTTTAAAGATATTACTCCCTTTTGGGCTGTAAAAGATATTTACCCCACAAGTGGACTGGAGTTGACTCGTCGTTTAGACGGATCGCTCCAAAAAAAATAACATGTATGCTCTGCAATTTATTGAGCAAATGCCCGTTCCTGAATTGGAAGGTGCATTTGACATTTACTATGGGCATAGTACTGCTATGACCGAAGTAGGTATGTGTGGCTCGCTTTGCGTTGCTATCACACCAAGAGGTCCTATTGTGATGGGTATCCACATGTTGGGTGCCCAACATAATGTTGGAATTTTGAAGGTTACTGTCAATGATTTAAATCAGCTTGCAAAAGCTGCTTGTATTAGTCAGAGACCTGTAGTGCAAGGCTGTGGTGAACCAAAATTAAATTGTTTAACACGTACAAATGTGCTTACAGAACCACATGTTAAGAGCATGTTCCGTTACCTGGAAACAGGCTCATTGAACATGTATGGATCTTTTGCAGGGTTTAGACCCAAGCCGAAGAGCAATGTATGTCCTACACCGCTTCAAAAAGAATTTCTGGAGTATTATGATGTAGAAGTTGAACATGGTAAACCAGCGATGGCTGGTTGGGAACCATGGCGTAAAAATGTGGTAGAGATGGTTAAACCAAATTCCACTTATGACAAGAGCGTTCTTCGTGAATGCATCCAATCATATACTAAAGATATTCTCGATAATCTTCCCGAAGATTGGGAGAAAGATTTAGTTATCCTTAGCAACAAGGCTGCCGTTAATGGTTTGCCGGGAGTTATGTACATTGATCGTATTGCATGCAATACATCAATGGGTTTTCCGTGGTCGTGTACCAAGAAACAATTTCTTGAACCCGATATATGTGAAAAATATACCGATGGTGTGAACTTCGGTGAAGAAGTTTGGGATCGTGTTGCAGGCATTGAAGAATGCTATGCTGCCGGAACCCGTGCCTTTCCAGTTTTTACTGGTCATCTTAAGGATGAGGCTACACCATTGAAGAAATGCGAGATTAAGAAAACTCGCATGTTCACAGGTGCTCCAATTGATTGGAGTTTAGTTGTACGTAAGACATTATTGTCTTTTGTTAGACTGCTGCAGAAAAACAAGTTTGTTTTTGAAGCAGGACCTGGTACTGTTGCCCAATCTGCTGAATGGGGTAAGATCCATGAGTACTTATGTGCTTTTGGAACTGACCAAATTGTTGCAGGTGATTATGGCAAATTTGATAAGCGAATGCTTGCTGATTTTATTTTAGCAGCTTTTGAAATTATCATGAACATTCATAGGGCCGCTGGTTTCAGCGATCAAGAATGTCGCACAATTATGTGCATTGGTGAAGATACAGCCTTCCCATTGAGTAATATCAATGGTGATTTGGTTGAATTCTTCGGCACAAACCCATCGGGACATCCGCTGACGGTTATTATTAATTCACTTGTGAATTCGTTATATATCCGTTATTGCTATATGTCTCAGAATCCTAAAAAAGAAGTTACTTCTTTTAAGGAGAATGTTCATTTGTTCACTTATGGTGACGATAACATTATGGGCGTAAATAAGTCCGTACCATGGTTTAATCATACTGCAATTCAAGCTACATTAGCTTCAATTGGTGTTGAATATACCATGGCTGATAAGGAATCAGAATCAGTACCTTTCATTAGCATTTACAATTGCTCTTTTTTAAAGAGGAAATGGTTGTGGAATGTTGATGTTAAGAACTGGACGTGTCCTTTGGAAGAAGCTTCCATCATCAAATCTTTGACGATGTGGTTACCTTCTAAATCTATTGATAAATACGCACAAATGGTTGCGGTTATTTCGAGTGCGAACTCTGAATATTTTTTCTATGGTAGAGAAATATTTGAAGAACGATACTCACAATTTAAAAAGCTCCTGGAAGCAGAGCCATATTGCTACTACGTAAAAGAATCTACGTTACCATCTTATGATGAATTGGTAGAAAGATTCAATAGAGCCTCAGAGGCTCTGTAGAGTAAAATCTACAACTTCCTATGGATTAAGCCATCCACAGGATTTTAAATATGGTTTCAGAACAATAACAATACAGAATATAAACGAAGTGTTGAGACAGTGACCAGAACTACTGTCCTTCCGTATGAGATTAAGAATACTCTTATGGAAAGTATTAAGATTCTAAAACTACAATCAGCTGACGTATTGGATACAGCACGTACAGTTGAAACCAGTGAGGTTGTTACTTTTGATGGTGAAAGTGGAGACATTGAGGATTATGGTTATCAAGCCAATCCTATTGCTTCTGCTAATGCCACTGAAAATACTAGCCTTGCTAAATTTCTTTCACGACCGACCCTGATTGATACCCGTACTTGGGCGACTTCAGATTTGAACGGTTATCTCGGTTCCAATTTGGAGCCGTGGCATTTGTTTTTGAATAATTCAATTATCAAAAATAAATTGACTAATTATGCTTTTTTGCGAGCAAAATTGTGTATGAAAATTGTGTTGAATGCAACACCTTTCCATTACGGTTGTTTGCGAGTGGCATATGAGCCAAATGTGAATGCTGCAAATACTGGAGATAGATTATCGAAGATTCGTAGTAATGCGATTTCTTTAAATCCTCTAATTACTCCATTGAGTCAGCTTCCTGGTGCGTGGCTTTATCCAGCAGATAATGCTGGTGGTGAGATTCACGTACCTTTTTTTAAGACAACAGATTGGTTGAAACTTAATGTTAAGGAACCAGCTAAAACTATGGGAGCTTTGTATTATTACATCGCTTTTCCCCTAAGTTTGGCTAGTACCTCAGCTTCTACTGTTGTGACTATGGATACTTATGCTTGGCTTGAAGATGTTGAGCTCTGTGGTTCTACCGCAGAACTCACTCTCCAAGCTAAGGATGAGTATGATGGTCCAATTTCTAAACCAGCTTCAGCTTTAGCAAAAATCGCTGGTAGGCTAACAGATATCCCAGTTATCGGGAGATTTGCTCGTGCTACTACGATTGGAGCATCAGCAGTGGCTGGTATTGCATCTATTTTTGGATTTACAAATACTCCTATTATAGATGGGATCCCTGCTCGTATACCGATGCCGGGTCCCCAAGTAGCATCTGCAGAAATTTCTGCACCAATTCAAAAATTAACTCTCGATCCTAAACAGGAATTAAGTGTTGATCCAACTCTTCATGGTTTGTCGAGTATGGATGAAATGGTAATTCAGAATATTATCTCTAAAGAAAGTACTCTTGTAATGGACGGTTGGTCTACTACTGATGCTGTTGGCACAGTAATTTTTAATGCCAATGTAGGGCCGTGTTTATTTAATCGCATTGAGCTTGATGACGCTTTTGGTGTCCTTAAAGCTCGGCGTGTTTATCATACACCGCTTTCTTACTTAGGTATGATGTTTTCCCACTGGCGTGGGGACATAATTTTTGAAGTAGATGTTATTTGTACCAAATTCCACAAAGGACGTCTCAAGGTTTCTTGGGATCCTTTAGGAAGTGGCGGGGCTGCTGCCCTACCTGAGAATGTGGTTTATACCACAATTCTTGATATTGGTGTTAATAACAAAGCTACTTTCCGTGTGCCCTTTCACCAAGCTTTTGCTTGGATGAGGACACGTGGAATCTCGCGGAATAATTGGTCAGCCGGCAATGCTTTGCCTGTTGATGATCGGTTTGATAACGGACTCTTTTTGATTTCCGTTCTCAATCCTCTAATCTCTCCAGTTTCTCCGCAAAATATTGGAGTCAAAATTTCAGTATATGCTGCTGAAAATTTTGAATTTGCGAACCCCAAGAATTATCTTGGTGAATCGTCAAATACTCCTCCACCTACGTTCTTTGCTGTTCAAGGCAAGGACGAAATTGATGTTGAAGCATCTGATGTCGCATTTGGTGACACAGGATCTCAACATCCCCAGCGATTTGCTCAAAATTTTGGACAAAGTGTAGTTTCGTTGCGAAACGTTCTACACCGCATGTCAATTTATGACGTGTCTTATCCTGGGGATAGTGCAGTAGTTGGAGTTGTACCGTTTGTTAAGTCATACTCTAGGCTTCCACCTATGTATGGTTTTGACCCTAATGGTCTTTCTACTGCAAATAAAATAGTCACTGCAGGTACAGCACCATTCAATTATGTACCTACACACCCTCTAACATATGTTGCCATGATGTATGGCGCTTTTAGGGGTGGTGTGAACTATACAGCCAATTTGGCTGTTGATATGAATGCTGACACTGGTGATATCCGTGTCAATCGCTACACTGATACTGCTAACGCTGCCAATCGACGCGGTAGGCTTCTAGCGGGTGCCAATTTTGGCGCCTCCCAGAATACTATTATTCGTCTATTGAACAACGGTGCTAGTGCAGGTAGTGCTGGTACTGCTGGTGCCGCATTTACAAATTCTTGTGTCAATGGAGCTATTTCTTGGAATGCACCAATGATGACAGGTACTAATTGGAATTATTCTGATCCAACATATGCCATTCCTGGTAATGTTAATGATCAGACCCAATGGTCTTCTACGCAGCTCGAAATTTTGTTTCGACAAACTGCTATTAACCAAACTACACGGGTAGCGAATGTTGTTACATACGCTGGTTCTGGTGTAGATTTCACGTGTTTGTGGTGGCTTTGTTGCCCAACTCTTGATTACTATATAGGTGACCCCACTGCCACATAGTGGTCAATTTTTTAAAAAGAATAACGTTACAGTCGTTATCTTCTCCTTTGGAGTTTCTAAAGTTCAGCACTGTTGCTGGAGATTTTCATTTTAGGTTTTTTATCTACGAGGTCTCTGGCCTCCGTGATTTTCCTAAACATGAATTGTAATCTTCTAG